TCGTCAAGCTGCCCGCCGTGGCCGACTGATAAAACCGGCCAACCTTGCCGGAGAGCGTAATGATGTAGCCAATCCTACACCACGGCGCGGGACATGATCCCCGCGGCCCTGCAACCGATTATTCAGCAGGGTTTTTTGGAGCGCGAGTTCCAGCAGGCCCTGACGTCCCGGCTCGGCTACCGTGCCTGTGCCGACCGGGAGGATTTTTCCGTCGGCATCGGTGAGACGCTGACGAAGACCCGGGCCGGATTGCGGCCTTCCGTCACGACGCCGCTGGCGGCGAATACCAACACCAACCTTGATAACGGCCTGACGCCCGGGTCATGGAATGTTGAGCAATATACGCTGACACTGAACCATTATGCGTCAACGACGGACTTGAATATCGTCACCAGCCGGGTGGGGATTGCCAGCCAATTCCTGCAGAACGCCTATGTGAATGGCCAGCAGGCATCGCGCAGCCTGGATGATTTGGCGCGCAATGCGTTGTTCTCGGCTTATTTCTCCGGCAATAGTTGGGTCGATGTCAGCCTGAGCAGCGCGGGCCCAACGGTGCACGTGGACGATATTCGCGGCTTCCAGAACGTGTTTGTGAATGGTGTGCAGCAGCCTGTGAGTGTTGCGGCCCCACTTGCGGTTGTGGTGGGCGGCGACGCCTATAGTCTGATTGCGACCAGCGCTGACGCGGTGAGCATTTCGACGACGCCAGGCGGCGTCTCGGGCAGCCTGACTTTCGCAACCAACGTCTCCACCGCGGATGGCGCGCTGGGGGAGACCGCGTTGACAGCAACAGCTTCGCTGATCCTGCGGCCGAATGGGCGGGCGAACACCACGCTACTGGCGGCCGGTGATACGTTGGCGATGAGCAATGTGCTGGATGCCGTCGCCAATCTGCGGCTGAATGCGGTGCCGGATATTGACGGCGCGTATAATTGTTATTTGGACCCGATTAGTGCGCGGCAGCTTTTCGCCGACCAGGATTTTCAGCGACTGTTTATTGGTGCCACATCCGCAAATGAGGTGTTCCGACCGGGGCAGGGGGTTGTGAACGAGTTCCTGGGGCTGCGGTTTATCCTGACCACGGAGAGTTACGTCCAGCCGTCCACGAGTGTGACGGGTGCGATGGTGCGCCGGCCGATCGTGGTGGGTCAGGGCGCGTTGATCGAGGGTGATTTCGCTGGCATGGCGGATCCGGATGTGGCGCCGCGCGACTCGATCGTGTCATTGGTTGACGGTGTCTGCATGGTAACGCGCGAGCCGATTGATCGGCTGCAGCAGATCATCGCGCAATCCTGGTATTGGATTGGCGGATTCTGCGCCCCTTCGGATACCACCACGACAAATCTGACCGTGCCGACGGCAACGAACGCCAATTTTAAGCGGGCTGTCATGATCGAACACATTGGCTAAGGCGCGCGCGTGGGGTGAGTGGGGAGTGGCTTGATGCTGACCGATGCGCAGAAGGTCGATATCCGCAGGTTTTGTGGTTATCCCGCTTATGGTGCCAGCCCCGCGGGCAATATAGGGTGGCGGTTTTTCGAGGCCTACGGGACGCTTGAATACCGCATGAATAATTTGAGCACCGACGAAATCATAGTTTTACTCAATTTTCTCAACACACTTTATGCTCTGGAGGTGGCGGTGCCGTCGGCCAGTGGTAACCTCGATACCGAGAGTGCCGCGGGCTGGCAGCACAACGCCAACGAGGTCAGTGACCGGCTGCGTCTGTTTGATAGTTGGCGCAGCCGGCTCTGTGCCTTTTTGGGCGTGCCGCAAGGGCCGGGCCTGGTGACCGGCCTGGCGTGGATCGTTTGATGGATGGCGCGGGATTGCGGCAGAAATTCAGTCGCAGCATGGGCCAGGCGGCGCGGTTTTGTGGGGTGCCATACCGGGTATTCCGCCCACAGGGCTTGCTGCCGCCCCTGAGCCCGCGGCTTGGCGCCTACACGATTTACGCCCACTTCACACCGCAATTGGCGCAGGGTGCGGTGGCAACAAGACTGAATGACGCGCTTTGGCTTGGGCAGTTTGACACGTGCTACACCCATCCGGGAGACTATTTGGTAGGCGACGGCAACGTCTTCTTCGTGGCAACCCAAATACCGGTGCAAGCGCCGGTCTGCGTAAAGACAAATACGGTAATCTCAGTCTATGCAGGGCCACTGGATAGTCCCGCGCGATATGCGGGGTTCCAAATCGAGACCGCGGTGGTGGTAACAATGCAGTGGCCGGCGTTTCAGGCGCTGCAGAGCGGCAGCGGTGGCGCCAACGTGGCCGCGACGCAATTTGGTGAATTTGCGTTTATCCTGCCCGCTGGGTTTCCCGATATCGATGCGGGCCTGGTTGTCCTGGACGAGGGGGGCAGATGCTACCTCGTCACCGCGATCGAGCATGGCGCTCTTGGCCGGCTATTGCGCGCGACCGCGTTCTCTGCCTGACGCCATCGGCGTTGACCGAAATCCTGGCGAACGGAGTTTAGATTCCATGGTTTCGGCCGATCTTTATGTTTTCACGGCCCGATTTAACCCGCTGCGGTGGACGACCCCGGATAGGCACTATCATGAGTGGGCCGCCCACGTTTTGGCCAGTGGCGCAAAGCTGGTGGTGGTTGAGGTTCAGTATGGACAGCGTGACTTCACCTGCAAGGTGGAAGGTGCGACGCATATCGGCCTGAGGGCGGATAGCTGGGCTTGGAGCAAGGAGTCGGCTCTGAATGAGGGTATTCGGCGGACCCCAGAGGCCCAATACATCGCGTGGGGCGACGCTGATGTCTGGCACAGGCGGCCGGATTGGGCGGCCGAGACCGTTGAGTTGTTGCAGCATTACCGGATTATCCAAACCTGGTCGCAGGCGCTCGATCTGGGCCCGCGGCATGATCTGCTGGGGGTTCACCACTCGTTTTGCTCACTCTATCAGGGCGGCGCGCCCGTGGTTGCCGACGGCCCGAGGCCGTGGAAATCCACCGGCGGCTACCATGAATACCCGCACACTGGGTATTTCTGGGCGTGCCGGCGCGACTTTTTCGATGCGACGGGCGGGCTGATTGAAATCGCCGGCATGGGAAGTGCCGATCACCATATGGCGCTGGGGTTGGTGGGGGCGATCGAGCGCAGTTGGCCGGCAGGGACGAGCGATTCGTACAAGGCGCACCTATTGCGCTGGCAGGCGAGGGCACGTGGGTTTGTGAATGGGCGGATTGGCGCCGTGGATGGATTGATCGAGCATCGCTTTCATGGCGCGAAGGTCAAGCGTGGCTATATCGACCGATGGGCATTGTTCATCGAGCATGGCTTTGATCCGGATACCGACCTGGTGCGCAACAGCCATGGCGTGATCGAGTGGGCGGGGAACAAGCCCGCCATGGAGCTGGCGTGGGACCAGTATCTCCATTCCCGGCGCGAAGACGACAACTTCGTCTGAAGGGGCGGATATGGCCGATATTTCAGACGTTGAGACGGCGCTGGTCGAGTTGCTGCAAACTAATTTCGGGGCGGGTGCGGCGCTTTGGGGCGGTGGCGTGATGAGCGCACGCGTGTTCCGAGGGCGACCGCAGCAATTCTCGGTCTCGGCGGATCGGCTGAAGAATATTGTCGACATCGCGGTCGTGCCCCTTGCGTCGCCAATCGAGGTCACGACCCGTTGGTTGGGGGCGCAGTTTACTGTGTCTGCGCCAGCGGGCGTCCAGGTGTCAGTGACGGGGCAGACGGCATTGTTCACCGGGAGCGCGAATGCGGGCGACCTGATTGGCTGCCTGGTGGCCGGCAAACCCTACAGCTATTTGGCCCGTGGTGGCGAAAGCGCTGCCTTGATCGCGGCTAACCTTTGCCAGTTAATCCGCGTAGATAACAGCTGTACATTGAGTGGCGATACGCTCAGCTTGCCCCTCGGGCAAACCTTGCAGGCATTATGCTATGGTGCAGGCCGGGTATTGACCGAGCTCGCACGGCAGAAGCAGCCGATTGAGATGACGATATGGTGCCCAAGTGCTGCCACGCGCGATGTCGTAGCCTCCGCTGTCACCGCCTGTTTAGACGGGCTTTCATTTCTTCAGTTATCGGACGGTTCATGCGCGCGCTTGCGGTATCAAGGCACGAGTATCGACGATGGCGACGCGCCGGCATCCTTCTATCTCAGGAAATTGATTTACATCGCTGAATACTCAGCGTTCAGCGTCGTTGACAATGGCACGATGCTATTTGCCTCGATGACATACAATCAAACTTCACTTATCGACTAGCCACATCATCTGTCCGCGGCTGCTGACGATAGGCCGACCGTCTTGCCCGCTCATGAGGAGCCAACTGGATGACTATTTATTCGCAGGGTTCATTGAACACGACGGCCCTGACAGTGCCGAACCTATACGTTGATATTGTGCCCCCGCAGAATCTTATCATCAACGGTGTCCCGACGAACGTGATTGGGGTGGTTGGTACGGCAAATTGGGGGCCTGTGAACCAGCCGGTTTCTATCGGCACGATGGCTAACTACGCGCAGGCATTTGGCACGGTTGTTGCCCGTCAATATGATATGGGAACCGCGGTTGCGAGCGCGGTGCAGCAGGGTGCGTCAGATTTCGTCTGTGTGCGGGTCACGGATGGCACTGATACCGCGGCGAGCGTTGATATAAACTTCGCCAATGGTGTGTATGCCGCAATGATGACGGCACTCTACACGGGCAGCGGGGGCAATAGCCTCACGCTCTCGCTGGTTAATGGTTCACAGGCGGCAACTTGGCGCTTAGTTGTCACGATAGCGGGGCAACTGCCAGAGGTTTACGACAATATTCCTGCGCCGACGCCCGCTGCGTTCTGGAGCAATCTGGTCAATGCGATCAATTCCGGCAATGGGCCTTTGCGTGGGCCATCCCAATTAGTGAAAGCGACACTGGGAACCGCGACCACCGCGGCACCACAGAGTTTCTCTGGCCTCGTGTTGGTTGGAGGTACCGATGGGGCGGCCGCGGTAACCGCGGCAACGTTGGTCGGACAGAGTAGCCTCACCAACACCGGCATGTATGCGCTTTCCGGCCAGGGCTGCTCACTCGCCGTGCTTGCCGACGCGGACGATCCAACCCAATGGGAAAACCAAGCCAGCTTCGCGCTGGCGGAGGGTATTTACATCATCCTCGTTGGGCCGCCAGGGGACACCATCACGGATGCTGTCTCCGTCTTCCGAAGCAGTGGTGTGGATACATATGCCGCCAAGATGATGTTCGGCGATTGGATCTATTGGTATGACCAGAGCAACACCACCATCAGGCTGATCTCCCCACAGGGCTTTGTTGCAGGAAGACTTGCAAATTTATCGCCAGAACAGTCCGGGCTGAACAAGCCATTGTACAATATCATTGGCACGCAGACGGCAGGGCTGCCGGGCGGAAACCAGGTTACAACTTACAGCGACGCTGAGTTGACCGCTTTATTCGCCGCCGGGATTGACGTGATATGCCGTCCGCAACCGGGCGGCAATTATTTTGGCATTCGCTCCGGACATAACACATCTTCGAACCCCGCGACGAATAACGACAGCTACACCAGGATGACAAATTACATCGCCGCCACGCTGTTGAGTGCGATGGGCCAGTTTGTCGGCCAAGTCATCACAAGCGGACTTTTTCAGCAAATCCGGTCAACCCAATTGAGTTATTTGCAGAACCTTCTTAGTCAGGGGATCCTGGGCAAGACGACGGGCGCCTTACCGTTTTCCGTGATATGTGACGCGACAAATAATCCACTTAGCCGAACAAGCCTTGGCTACGTGCAGAGCGACACGCAGGTCCAGTATCTCGGCATCAATGAGTATTTCATCGTGAATGTCGAGGGTGGCCAGACCGTCCAAGTGCAAAGCCAAATCCTCCCCTGACATCATGATGATACATCGGAAGAACGCGCAATAGCTCGCCTCAAGCGCTCGACTGTCCGGTCAGAGCGCCGGCTCACGCGCAAATGGAGATCCCACAATGCCGATAAATTCATTTTCAATCGGACGAGATTGCCAGCTCGTTATCATGGGTCCGCACGGCCGGGTTGATCTGTCCTATGTCACCGGCTTTGAGAGCCGCCAGCTAACGCAATCTGTGCGGCTTGATCGGCTGGACGGAGTTCCCATGGGGGCTGAATTACCCAAAGGCTGGGAGGGGAGCTTCGAGCTCGAGAGGGGAACGAGCGACGCCGACGATTTCATATCAACGATGGAGTCGGCATTCTTCTCGGACGGCGTCATCCCGGCCGGAACGCTCTATCAATATATCACAGAAACAGACGGCTCAACGTCAACATTTCAATACAATGGCGTCGTATTTAAACTCGCCAATGCAGGAGCGTGGCGGGGCGACGCGAGTGTAAAGCAGCGTCTTGAGTTCTTCGCAACACAACGGCAGCGCTTATGATGACAACGCCGAGCGAGAAAATAATCATGGCAGCGTCGGCTGTCATCGAAACAACTGACAGGAATGGAAGGCAGATTAAAGTGCGTCGGCTTGCAGCCTTGGACCGCCTACGCCTCTTTAAGGCATTAGGCTCGACATTGGTTGAAAATTCTGCCTACTTTACGACTGCTTATCTGGCTGCCGCCACCGTCGAAATCGACTCTGTCCCGATTCCCTGGCCCTCAAATGAGCTGCAAATCGAGGCGATCGTGGCGCGGCTGGGCGACGGGGGGCTTGACGCGGTCTCCGATATCCTGGCGGCCGCCGCGGCTACCGTCATCGAGGCCACCACCGCGGGAAACTAAGCCGGC